TGGTGATTTTATGGTGATTGGGGAAGGGATGGAGGAGCGGAAATGGTGGACGGTTGGTGGGTGGGTGTGATTGTGTGGGGATTGGATATTTAAATAGTTAGTATTTAGCGTATTATATGTTAATTTTAGCCCGTGGGTATGTGCGCCTGCGGGCTTTTTTTGTGCCGTTGCAAGGGTGTTGAAACGAGGCGGAAAAGGCGGCGTTTTTTGCTCCGTGAAATGAGTTAGAGCGAAGTTAGGGCGAAGTTAGGGCGATGAAACCAACCAAAAACAGCAAGAAAAACACCACACTAAGACCAAAAACAGCCATCAAACCCCAAAAAATCGGGGGTTTGGTGTATACCACAATTATTTTTTATAGTCATTTTGAAAAAGGGTTAAAATATTAAAATACAGCATTTTACAGCGTTTTTGAGGTAAAAATCGCAAAAACGGCGATACACGGCTCTGAAAGGGATATATTAAGGGTTGGCGGTGGTAGCATCGGTGGATCGATAATGCTCCAATTCTAATTCAAGACGGGCTATTTTCTTGGCTTGCTCCTCTATTTTGTCTATAAGCATTTTTGTCGTAACATTATCGCTTACTGGTGGAGTATTAGACAATGCCTCACCTTTTATTATAGAGCCTTCGCCTGTAAGTAACCATTCCGCAGAAATACCATCGCACTTTGTGAATAATAACTCTATATCAAAGGTATTTCGGGAAATCCAAGTATTAATAGTTTGAGGAGTTACTCCTAATATTGATGCAAATTTACTTTTATTCCCATTTGTATATTGGCTTACAAGTGCCTCAATCATTGATCCCTTATTCATAATGTTAAATTTTTCGCATTTTGCAAAAATAATTCGCAAAATGTTTGGTTGATATTCGCAAACTGTTTATATTTGCAACGTTTTCAAAATGAAAACAGCGCATAAAGATACTAAAAAATATGGAAAGTACAACAAGAGAGATTAAAATTCCCCACGGGGATGCAAAAAAGTTGGCGGAGAGCCTTGGATACTCGCTGCCAACGGTGCGCAAGGCTTTGCGATTCAACGAAAACAGAGCCAACATTTGCGAGGCGTACCGTGCCGACAAAATTCGCACAGCCGCTAAGAACGGCTACAATGGTAAAGAGGTAGTAATAACTTCATCGGAGGAATAAAATATGGTAATGTACGACGGGAATGCTTGCATAACGCTACAAGAATGGTACGCCGCAGGGCTATCGCACGACCAATACAAGTACGACAGCAAGAATGGTTTTTTAAAGATTGCCCGTCGCGGATTACAAGGCAGCACACTTATTATATATAACAGCATAGTGCGCGAGGAACGAAGAAAAATGATTGAGGGCATAGTGGGCAAGTCGTTGGAGCGTTTGGCGGCTGAGCCTAAGCCCGAAACAGCCGTTGCCAACACCGAGGATGCCGAATGGCTGCGCAGTCAGAACCTCGGCGAGGAGACCGTAAGGAAGTGCTTAGCGCAGATCGGCGTTTTTCGCTCGATACAGGAGCATTACGGCAAGGCTGTTACCATACACGCGCAACTTGGCACAAGGGTACGATTGAAAGAGTTTTGGAACGGCGAACTAAAATGGCAGATCCGCGAAACTTTGAACGACGACGGACGCTTTGCCGGTGCCACCACCTACAAGAATGTAACAAGTTTGCAAAGGGCTTACAAACGCTTTACAACCGAAGGCCGCAAGGCAGTGCTGCCAAAGAACCTCGGCAACACCAACGGTCTAAAAGCCGTCCGCCCGATAGAGAACCTCATACTCGCGCTCTGGCGTATGCACGACAAGCCGTTTTGCAGCAAGGTTTACGACATTTACCACCAATGGCTCAGCGGCGGCAAGACTGTTTTCGACCAAGAGACCGGCGAAGTGTTCTCACCCGAGGATTACGGTGCAAAACCAGTATCCGACAGCACCATCTGGCGCATACTCCACAGCAACAGCAACTACACCGCCGTATATCCCGACCGCAACGGACATTTCGACTACCAGAACGCCCTCCGTCCCAAGCACCGCCGCAAACACGGAACGTTCAGCCTCAGCAAGATTTCTATGGACGACGTGGCACTCAGCCGCCACACCGCCAAAGGCTGGGCATACAAGTATATTGCCGTGGACGTGGTGAGCGGCTACTATTTCCGCCCCGCCTACGTGATGGGCAAGCCAAACGCCGACACAGTGATAGAGACATTCCGCTATATGTTTATAGAACTGATGGAACTCGGCTTGGGCATACCGATGGAGTTGGAGGTGGAGCATCACCTTATGAGCAACTTCGACTTTTTGGACCAACTGTTCCCCTTTGTACGTTTTTGCAACTCGCCAACAGAGAAACGAGCCGAGCACAATATCAAGAGTCTGAAATGGGGCACAGCCAAAGCCAACGGACACACACGCGGACGTTGGTATGCCAAGCACGAGGCTTTCCGCAGTATACGCACCAAGGTAGACGGCGACTATCCCGAGCCGGAATACGACCTCCGCACAGTAATAGCCGACGACCTAAGCGACATAGAGAAGCACAACAACGAACTCCATCCCGATCAAAAGAACTTTCCCGGTATGACCCGCCGCGATGTGCTTATCAAGTGCAAGAATCCCAACTGTCAAAAGATAGAACCCAAAACTTTGTTCCGCTATATAGGCAACGAAACTGCCACCAGTATTCGCAACAACGATTATGTGCGTTGCTGCAACGGCGAATACGGACTAACCGACTTTGCCGGATTGAACAAACTGAAACCCAACAACAAACGCGTTACGGCTTACTGGCTGCCCAACGACGACGGCAGCGTGGGCACTGTTTACCTGTGGCAAGGCGACACCTTTATTGGCGAGGCTGAAAACCGCGAAAACTATGCTTACAACGAATGTCAGGCAGAACGCACCGAGGAGGACGAGGCTAAGATGTTGGAGCAAAACAAGCGCATTGCCAAGTTCGACAAGATGATGAGAGAACGCAGGAAAGAGTTGCCGAAGGTGGGGATATTGGAGGAGGATGTTATAGAGGAGGAGATCGCGGATAAGGCAGACGAGCCGTCTGCACTCCAAATCCAAGAGAACCCACAACCCAAGGGATATGAAGAGGATGAGTTTAGTAGCGAATACGATTCAGAGGATTTGGGCGCATGGGCGTTGGAACTGATGTAATGCTTAATTCATAATGCATAATGCATAATTCATAATTGACAATTGACAATTAATAACATATAAAACGCAGTAGTATGATACCACAAAGCACAATTCAGAAGATATTGGCGGCGATAGAGACACAGAGAGGTCAGTTCGTAGGCTCAGACAAACAGTTTGCCGTAAAGTTGGGCATAAGCAACAGCCAATACAGCAACATCACACACGGCAACACTTCGCAGCAGTTGAGCGATGCCAAATGGATACGCCTTGCACGTGAGTTAGGCGTGGAGATTGGCGACCGTCCGCAGTGGAACACCGCCAACACAAAGGTTTTCCAGATTGTTACACGCCAGTTGGAGGTGTGCCAAGAAACCTCAAACAGCGCATTGCTCTGCGACCTTAGCGACATCGGCAAGACCTACGCCGCACAGTATTACGCCCGCAACCACAAAAACGTAGTCTATGTGGATTGCAGCCAAGTAAAGACCAAGAGCCAGTTGATAAGGTTTATAGCCAAAAGTTTCGGTATCAACCACACCGACAAGTACGCCGACGTATACTCAGACCTTGTATACTACGTGCGTTCGCTCGTCAACCCCTTGATAATCTTAGACGAGGCAGGCGACCTGCAATATGCGGCATTTCTTGAAATCAAAGCCTTGTGGAACGCAGTGGAAGGCATCTGCGGATTCTATATGATAGGAGCCGACGGACTAAAAGCCAAAATCAACCGCGCCATCAACAACAAGAAAGTAGGTTACACCGAACTGTTTTCAAGGTTTGGACGCAAATACATCAACCTTGTGCCGGTTGACACCGAAGAGCACCAGAGGTTTTCGTGTTCGGATGCCATAGCCATTATCAAAGCCAATATGCCCGAAGGCGCAGACCCCAACAAGATACTCCGCAAATGTCTCGGCGACGAGATGACACCCGAAGCCGGGCTGCCAAGCCTCCGCCGCATCACCAAAGAAATAGCAAAACTACACAGCCATGCCCAAGAAAGCAATTAACACATACAACCTTTTTAAAGCCAAGTTCAAACTCCTGACGCTTGACGAGCCTTGGGCAACCCTTATAGGACAGCCCGAACAGACAGGCACGTGGTTCGTGTACGGCAGCCCAAAGAACGGCAAAACAAGTTTCTGCATGGCTCTATGCAAGTACATGACCAAGTTTAGCCGCGTAATCTACAACAGCGTGGAGGAGGGCATGAGCCTGACGATGCAAGACGCGGTAAGGCGGGCTCAGATGCAGACCGTGGGCAACCGTTTCCTACTCGGCGACAAGTGGACGGTGGACGAACTAACCGAGGAACTCCGCAAAAAGAACTCGCCAAACTTTGTGGTGATAGATTCAGTACAGTTTGCCGACCTCAAATTCAGCGAATACCGCTCACTCAAAGAGACATTCCCCCACAAGATATTCTGTTATGTAAGCCATGTTAACGGCAAAGAACCCGACGGCAACATTGCCAAACGAATTTACCGCGATGCCAATGCGGTGTTCAGGGTGGAAGGGTTCAGGGCTTTTCCGGTAACGCGTTACGGCGGCAGCGGATACTACGACGTGGTGAAAGAAAAGGCGGAGGCGTACTGGGGGACAATGTAAGGGCGTACCTTGTGTACGTCAGCCAATTAAAAATGAAAAGTTAAAATTAGAGATAACAATGGAGACAAAACTTACAAAACAACGACTTATCAGACAGTATCACATTCTGATTGCGCGGCTCGGAATGACCGACGACGAGGCGCACGACATGCTGGATGCCGCTTACGGTGTACGTTCCAGCAAAGAATTAGACACCCTCCAACTTACAGAGATATGCAGGATGTTGGAGGCGCAACTCTCTCCCGACCAAAAGCCCAAACCCAAAAACCGCCACGATCAAGCCAAAACACGGGCAAAGGCGGCATGCGGACACCTTTTGGCTATGCAAGGCAAGATACCCGAAAAGAACTGGGGACCGCAAGAGTGGAACATCATTATGGGCACGCTCTACAACGCCGCCGGTAAACGCGACTTCAACACTCTGAGCACACAGGAATTGGTGGCACTCAGTTTTGAGTTCAACAAACAACGAAAAGCACTGGAAGCAATTCGGAATGCATAATTCATAATTAACAATTTAATACGCAAATATTATGGCACAGACATCAGGAAAGTACGACCACGAGTCGAAAACTTGGATTATCAAAGCCGTTGCCAAGGGCGGCACAATAGTAATAGCAGCAGCGTCATCGCTATCGATGGCAATAGAACT